AGACGAAATTATTACAGATTCGGAAATAGACGAGGCTGATCGTGCGGCAAACATTTTAAAAATAAGGCAGGAAGAATAAAGGCATAGAAGAAAAAAGAATGTAGGGATATTATATAAATGGCAGTAACGCGACGCCGAAAGACTGGCAAACGGCAAGTCCGAAAGACTGGCAAACGACGAGTCCGAAAGACAATTGGACGACGGCGGCGGCGTTCTAGTATGAGGGGCGGTGTGAAAACAGGTCTGCTAACACATGTAAAAAGTCTGAAGCAGCTGAGTAGGAAATCGCAAGGACACGGGGAGGCTTACAACCCAAATGATGATCCATCGCATGAAGCCGCTATGAAAAGAGCGTATGAACAAGAAAAAGAACTAAGAGAACTAAGGAGAAATTCACCAGCAGAAGTAAAGGCAAAAAAAAAATCATCCAGTCCCAAACCACAAAAGAAAGAAAAATCATTCTCAGAACAACAGAGGGAGAATGAAATGGAGTATTATCTTAATAACCCCTAAGAAGAAATGAATATATTTAAAAATTGAATTAAATATATACTGTATAGTTTAAAATAACAACCCAACCCAACATGGACATTTCAAATCCTACCGTATCCCTGGTTACAGTCACACAATATTCCCGCCGCGCCTGTTTGGCACATTTGAGCGATTTAATAAAAGCTCAGTTGTATAAAAATATAGTAGAATGGGTCATTGTAGAAGGCAGCAACTATGCCGAAACCGCCAAACTGAATGAAAAATGTATTCAGGCTTTGCAGAATAGAGATGAGCATAGACCCTTAAGTGTCTTACCGCCCATTATTTATGTACCCTTTGCACCAGGACAGCATCTGAGCGATATGCGGAATGCCGGCAATCAAGTCTGTAAAGGCGACATAATTGTTTGCATGGACGACGACGATTATTACCCACCGACTCGTGTCAGTCATGCCGTGTATCGGCTTACAAATTCTACCAAACTACTAGCAGGCTGCTCTAGAGCATATATTTACTTTTATCTGCACCAAAAATTCTTTCAATTCAAAAGTTTCGGCAAAAATCATTCAACCAACAATTGTTTGGCTTATAAACGGGAGTATTTATTAAAGCATCGCTATACACCGGGACTGGATAAAGCCGAAGAAGCCGACTTTACCAACGACTTTGAAGAACCGATGGAACAATTGGATCCGAATAAATGTATTGTGGTGTCGGGGCACGGCTATAATACGGTAGATAAAAGTTGGTTTTGCAATATGTCAGTGGGGGCAGGCAATGCACATATGGTGGAGGAACTGAACGCAGCGAGTATTTCGGAATATATACCCCAGACCAGTATTGATACCCTATGGGAAGTGTTTTTGAAAATGTAAAATTGTATAAAAAAAAGGGGAGGGGTATAACCTTTATTTTTTTCTTAAGCGCAGCAATACATAAGCGCAGCAATACATACCATCCTATAATCTAATTCGCATACGCATCTAATTCGCATACGCATCTAATTCGCATACGCATCTAATTCGCATACGCGTCCAATATTTCGGTAAATTCCTGTTTGATTTGTTGCAAATTACTTATATTGCTATTTGCCCAGCCAACTTCAGCGCATTTGGCGTACTCACCTTCACTCTCCTCTTGAAGCAATTCTATCATTTGCGGGATCATCGTCAGCGGCGTCTTATTTTGAACATTGCGTTGGAGGAGCAGATGCGGTTTTTGCTTGGCTAATTCTATAATGGTTTTGATTGGGACGAGACCACTTTTGTATTCGTCGTGACTGTCGCGCCACGATGGACGCAGGCAGGCATCACAGTCGTATTTACCCATGTATTGAAACCCATTCACATAAGTAAACACCGCCCAATGCAGTGCGTTATTCTGTAGGGTGGGGCAAATACAGGCGATGGGTTTACTGCAGTGGCAATACTCCCAATCCGCTCCCATTTTGCATAAGGATTGGCACACATATGAACAGGCACCCGTTTCGGTACCCATCGTTTTCTTTTCATAATCGCAATGGTCGCAATGGATTACGGCAGATCCCGTATGGGTTAAATAGCATGTTAAGCCATCCAAGGCATCCTTTAAATCCCAGCCGTACAATTCCGGCAACTTGTTGTTTTCATTTTTTTCTTTAATTTGATTTTCGTGACTATCGCATAAAACCACATTGGTGGTCTCATCATAAGGACCATGTCCTCGGCATAAATCTTTGGAACGCGGGCGGCAATGCCAGATAATGCTGCGGGTATTCAAGTGTCCGCCACACGGACCATAATGGACGGCAAAACATTCGGCTGAAGTAGAAGACATCTTCGGTTAAATAACTTTGTTTGTAAAGGGTTGCCTATAATTATTTTGCAAAAAGGATTTCAATTTTTTGCAAAATTCATATTCACTTCGGGTCACTTTAATTTTTTTATTAAAACCGGGGGTCGTGGGGGTTTCCCCCCAAACCTACCATTTCGTCGTCTTCTTTACACTAATTTTCGGTCCCTGTCCCCGTTTTTTTACACTACCAGGATCATACGCGGCATCTTCATCATCCGAATGTAAATCTTTGGATAATTCCCAGAATTCTTTAGAACCGAGCTTGAAATCCGCGTGATGCTCGGCTTTATACCAAAAAATCTGGTCGTGCAATTTATTGGATTTGGAGTTATTATTAATGACTAAACATTCAAAATTTTCCGTACACTGATCCATGACTTGACAAAAAGATTCAAAGGTCGGAAACATACCGGCATAATTTTCCCAAATGCGCTTCCGATTAGCAATATAGGGCTCACGTAAGATAAACACATAATCAATGTTCGTTCGCAAATTTGGTGGAATACCGAGTGGGTATTGCATGGTAATGATCAGCATGATTTTCCAGTGACGTCCGTTCATAAAAAGTAAACGCATCATCTTATCGCGAGTCCAGGTGGCATCATAGAGACAATCGTCTAAAATGACAAAAGCCCGGGGATCAATATTGGAGCGGCGAAATTGTTCCATTTCTTTTTTCACCTGTTTTAACACTGTTTTCTGCCGTTTTAGAATATTTTCAATAATAGAAGTATTGTATTCTTCGTGAATAAAGAGTTTGGGCACATGCGAACTGTAAAATCCATTACCGGCTTCTGTACCAGAAATGACCGTGCCAATAGGAATATCTTGGTGATAGAATAATAAATCACGCACTAAATAACTCTTACCAGTATCACGTCTGCCAATTAACACGACTACAGGTCCTTTATTTTCATCCGGTTTAAAACTAATATGCCGCATATCAAATTTTTTTAGTTCTAGTGTCATATTTATTCTTCTTTAACCGCCGATTATAAAATAATTGTTCATACGCATCTGGTTTTGCAAAAGAAAAATGGAGAGAAGCGTTAAAATAATTTATAATTTAATATTTAGAATAACTAAATGGACTTTTCTTATAAGAAGAATGATAATCAAACTTTATTTAAAAGTTTAGAGGAAAACCCAGACTTTGGTATTCAGAAACCGCAAAATTATATTCCTCTGTATAATTTGTTTTTTTCATTATCCGCTACGAATAGTAATGCAATTCAATTAAACAATCAATGGCATTTACATAAATTAACGGGACAAGAAACCGAAAATATTTTTAAATGCAGTGTCAAATCGGAAAAAAAGAAAGAAAACAAGCTAACTTATTTAAAATTTAGTCCATTATTAGACCCCTTGCAATATTTATTAGGCAAATACGATGTGACGGACGGAACTTTGATGCAATTACCTGCCTATGAATCTACCGCAAGTAATCCCAAAACACGAGAATACAACAATTCTGCCTATGTGGATAGTTTTTTCTCTTTTCTCTCTAGTAAACTATTACATGAGCACCATTTTTTACATGGGTTGGATTTTTATGGATCGTTTTTAGCCCTGAAAACGGATTTTCGTTTTAATATTATTGACGACATTGATTTATTAAATGAATCGGCTTTTTTCCGCCGAAATGATAAAGTACTGTATGAATTAGAGGAAGTGGATATAGACGAAACCAACGATGAAACACGAAATTATAGAAAAAAATTAAAAATCCAAGACGGAGCGGCATCCGCCGATGAAACGAAAATACTGTTGAACTTATCGGATATTACAGATATTTCACAAATAGACGCGATTTGCAATACTGAAGCTGAATTAGTCCCAGTGGAATTAACCCTGGATAATATTGGGTCGCATGTTCGGGCTAGTAGCAATAATTCTTCGTGTTCTTCGCGCACTTCGCATACCACTAACGAAGACGGCGCAAACGAAGGTGATGCAAACGAAGACGGCGCAAACGAAGGTGGCGCAAACGAAGACGGCGCAAACGAAGGTGGAGCAAACCCCTTGGGTAATATAACACTGAAGGATGAAGAAAGTGGTGATGAAGACGAGGAAGACGACGGAGAGAATAGCGAAGATGATGATGATGACGATGATGATGATGAGGTTCTTATAGCGAAACTTAAACAATTTCCAGTCCAAGTCATTGCCTTGGAAAAATGCGAAAATACATTGGATAATTTGATAACACACGGAGATATAACCGACGAAATGTGGAATTCCATTGTCATGCAAATTTTATTCAGTCTCATTACTTTTCAAAAAACATTTAGTTTGACCCATAACGATTTACATACCAACAATATAATGTATTGCGAGACTGATAAAAAGTTTTTACATTACAAACTAAATCATATTTATTATAAAGTGCCTACGTATGGTAAAATATTTAAAATTATAGACTTTGGTCGGGCTATTTATAAATTTAGAGGGCAGTTGTTATGCAGTGACAGTTATCACCCGAAAGGCGATGCCGCTACTCAATATAATTGCGAACCTTATTTTAATGAAAAGAAACCTCGGTTAGAACCAAACATGAGTTTTGATTTATGCCGGCTCGGGTGCGCCTTATACGATTATTTGATAGACGAACCCAATAGTAAAATCGTGCAGATTATGTTGAAGTGGGTCATGGACGATAAGGATCGCAATATTCTTTATAAGAAAAATGGCGATGAACGTTATCCTGATTTTAAATTGTATAAAATGATTGCTCGGACGGTTAATAAACATCTTCCTTTGGATGTTTTAAATAATACCTATTTTGATAAATTTATTATACAAAAAAAAGAACTAAAAACAAGTATGCCGTTAATGGACTTGGATACTATTCCTTGTTATGTGTAAAAAATAAAAAAAGTCCTAATGACCTTTTTTATTTTTTTACACCTTCGCACATTTAAAACGCCGATTTTATAATTAAATAAAAAAATGATTTATTATAGTTTAAAACTATAACAAATAAACAAAGTAAAATGATTTCAATCAATGGAAAAAATGTCAATAAAGATATAAAAATTTTAAATTTATCTTATAATAATTTAACCCATTTGCCAATAGAAGAGATATGTCAAATAACACAATTAACTACATTACATTTAACTAATAATAACATAACCAAATTGCCAGTAGAAATAGGGCAACTTACACAATTAACTAATTTATATTTATCTTATAATAAATTAACCCAAGTGCCAGTAGAGATAGGGCAACTCGCACAATTAACTACATTAGATTTACAGGTAAATAAATTAACC